CTTGTCCCGGTTTTCACCGGGGAAGCGATGTACCGCGGGGCTTATGGCGGGCGCGGCTCGGGCAAGACAAGAACCTTCGCGAAGATGGCCGCCGTGCATGGCGCGCGGTGCGCTGAGGCCGGCCAGAGCGGTGTCGTGGTGTGTGGCCGCGAGTTCATGAACTCGCTAGACGAGAGTTCGTTCGCGGAGGTCAGGGAGGCGATTGCCTCGGAGCCGTGGCTGGCAGCGAAATACGATGTCGGGCAGAAATATATCCGCACGCGCGACGGGCGCATTGATTTTGCTTTTATTGGCCTGCGTCACAATCTCGATAGCATCAAATCGAAGTCGCGCATTCGTCTGTTATGGGTGGACGAGGCTGAACCGGTTTCTGAGACGGCATGGATGAAGGCCATTCCGACCGTTCGCGAAGACGGCTCGGAAATATGGGTGACGTGGAACCCGGAGCGCAAGAACAGCGCCACACACAAGCGGTTCCGGATTGATCCGCCAGCCGGCGCTAAGATTGTGCATATGAACTGGCGGGACAACCCGTGGTTTCCGTCAACACTCGAAAAGACGCGGCTGGAAGATAAGGCCAAGCGGCCGGAGCAGTATGAACACGTCTGGGAAGGCGACTTCGTGACTGTTGTCGATGGCGCCTATTACGCGGCGTCGCTCTTGGAGGCCAAGACAAGCGGGCGCATCGGCTTCTACGCCAAAGACCCGCTGATGACCACGCGGGCATTCTGGGACATTGGCGGCACGGGGGCGAAGGCCGATGCGTGTTCGATCTGGATTGCGCAGTTCATCGGCGGGGAGATTCGCGTTCTCGACTATTACGAGGCGGTCGGTCAGCCGCTTTCCGCGCATGTGCAGTGGTTGCGGGATCGCCAGTATGGCAACGCGCTGTGCGTTTTGCCGCACGACGGATCGACCAACGACAAGGTTTACGACGTGTCATACCAGAGCGCGCTTTCACAAGCCGGGTTTGAGACAAAGGTGATTCCAAACCAGGGCAAGGGCGCCGCGAAGATGCGCATCGAGGCTGCACGGCGCTTGTTTCCGCGTATCACGTTCAACGCAGCGACGACAGAAGCGGGACGCGACGCGCTTGGCTGGTATCATGAGAAAAGGTCGGATGATGATCGCAATATCGGTCTTGGCCCTGAACATGATTGGTCCAGCCATTCTTGCTTTGATGGCAACACGTTGGTATTGACGCGTTACGGAACGCAACGGATAATGGACCTCCCTGAAACAGGAGAGGTTTTGACCCCATGCGGCTGGAAGCAATATGTGGCCCCAAGGATAACGAGGCGCGCTGCCCCACTTGTGGAGGTGGAGTTCACAGACGGATATTCGGTGAGATGTACGCCGGATCATTTGTTTATGACGGCAAACGGGTGGAAATCCGCCGCTTCCCTGACGCGGAATACCGCGATCCAATCTACCTTGACGAAATCACGCAGTATTTCGATGGCGGCCTTTACCGCATGTGGGCGAGCGAGGTCTATCTATCGCGCGGCGGCAAGCGCCTTCATCGGGATGTTTGGAAGGCCGCTTTCGGTCCTATTCCAAAGGGATGTCATATTCACCACCGCGACGGAAACGTGCTCAACAACCGTCTCGAAAATCTCGAATGTCTACCTGCCGAGAGTCATCTTGCCATCTCGCGCGCTGGCAGAGACACACCTGAGGGCGGGTGGTTCACAGAGCGGGCTCGAGACAGAGCGGCAGAATGGCATTCCTCGCCTGAGGGGCGGCTTTGGCACAAGCGGCATGCGGAACGCACAAAATCATGGACGAAATGGAAACGCGAAGAAAAGCCATGCGCGCATTGCGGCAAGCTACATATGGCTCTTGTTCGCAAAAGCGGGAACTCTGGCAAATTCTGTTCGCAGGCTTGCAAGGTCGCAGCCTATCGGGATCGCGGCAAGGCGAATGAATACGCACGTCGCTATCGCGAGCGTAAGGCCGCTGAACGAGACGACTGACGTATGGGATATTACTGTCCCTGATGGACATTGGTTCTCGCTGGCAAATGGTGCGGTCGTTCATAACTGCGATGCGTTTGGCCTGATGTGCGTGAGCTATGAAGACCCGGCCAAGAGCCGGAATTTCAATCGCCAGATCAACTACACGAGGGCGAGCGTAGCCTGATGCCTAAAACGATGGACGCTCTCGAACTGCGCACGATCCTGTCGGCGCAGAAGGCAGACGCATTGGCTGCTGTGCAGTCGGCAAAGCTGTCGCGTGAGCGTGAGCGTGCGGACCGATACTATCTTGGCGACATGTCGCAAGACCTTCCGAGTGAGGAAGGCCGGTCTTCGGCGGTGTCGTCGGACGTTGCCGATACGATCGAAGGGTTGATGCCGAGCCTGATGGATATCTTCGCCGGTAGCGATGAGGTTGTCCGGTTTGAACCTGTCGGCGCCGAGGATGAGAAGGCGGCACAGCAAGAGACGGATTATGTGAACCATGTGTTCATGCAGAAAAATCCCGGTTTCATGGTGCTGTATTCCTTCGTCAAGGATGCGCTGTTATCCAAGGTCGGTATCGTCAAGGTCTGGTGGGAAACGCGCGAGGAAGAGCAGAGGGAGACCTATTTCGATCTGACGGAAGACCAATTTGCCTTGCTGGCACAGGGTGTTCTTGAGTCGGGCGGCACGCTCGAGATCATTGAGCACACCGAAAAGGCCGATGAGGCGACGGGCATTCCGCTTCACGATGTCACCGTTCTGCAAACCAAGGAATATGCTCAGGCCCGAGTGCTTGGCGTTCCCCCTGAGGAATTCGGCATCGAGCGTAACGCGCGCACGATCAAGGACTGCAACTATTGCTTCCATGACATTGTGACGAAGACCCGCGCGGAGCTTGTCGCGGAGGGCTACGACGAGAACCAGGTCAACGCGCTGCCGGAATATAGCGGTATGACCAGCGCGGAAGAACTGGCCCGCGATAGCGTGTGGGAGAGTTCGTCGGGCAGTGCATCGGACGCCAACAAGGCGACGCAGGTCGTTCGGCTTACGGAGCATTATTGCAGGCTGGATTATGAGGGCAACGGTAAGCCGCAGCTTTATCAGATCGTGACGGGAGGCGATCAGGGCGAGGTTTTGAAGCGCGACGGCAAGCTGGCGATTGAGCCGGTCGATTTTATCCCGTTTGCGGCCGCCACGCCGATCCCGGTGACGCACCGTTTCTTCGGCCGATCCGTGGCCGATCTTGTAATCGAGATTCAGAAGATCAAGACCGCCTTGATGCGCGGTCTTCTGGATAATCTCTATCTGCACAACGATCCACGCGTGGAGGTCGCGGAGGATCACGCGAACACGAACACGCTGGACGATCTTCTGGTGTCGCGTCGCGGCGGTATCGTGCGGACCAAGACGCCGGGAGGCATCAATCCGCTGGTGCCAGCCGATATCACCGGTGCGGTCTACCCCGCGTTGGCATACATGGATTCGGTGCGGGAGATGCGTACCGGTGTGACGCGCCAAGGGCAGGGCGTGGACGCCAATGCGCTGCAGAACCAGTCGGCAACGGCAGTTGCACAGGTGTTCACGGCGTCTCAGGCCCGTATGAAGCTGATTGCGCGCATTCTCGCTGAGGGTGTGCGGGATATCTTCTCGCTGCTTCATGCCACGATCCGCAAGCATGGGCAGGCGGCGCAGACCGTCCGGCTGCGCAATGAGTGGGTTGAGGTTGACCCGCGTCAGTGGAAGACCCGCGACGACATGACGATCAATGTCGGGCTCGGGACCGGCGGCAAGGGAGAGCGGGTGGCACACCTGATGGTGCTTGCGAACTACCAGAAGGAACTGTTGCTCGGCGGCAAAACGAACCTTGTGGACGATGTAAAGCTGTTCAACACGTTCAAAGAGCTTGCGCGTCTGATGGACTATCGCAACCCGGATCAGTTCATCAACGATCCGATGGCGGTGAACGAGGACGGCTCGCCCAAGTATCCGGCGCCACAGCCGCAGCCCGATCCGAAGATCATGCAGCTTCAGATGCAGGCCGAACTGAACAAGCAATCTGACGAGCGCAAGGCTCAGATCGAGGCGGTTCAGGCCAAGGCCGACATCGAGACGCAGAACCGCAAGACCGACGCGGAGATGATGCAGAGCGAGCGTGATTTCCAGCTCAAGCGCGAGATGGCAATCCTTGAGTTCGAGCTTCAGGAGCGCCTCGCGATGGCAGAGGAAGCCCGTAAGCAGCGGGAGCATGAGTTGAAACTCGAGCAGCAGCGACAGGCACACGAATATGCTGTTGCGAAGGGTGAGATGAGCCTCATGGCTGGCGCGCAGAAGGCGCAGCAGGGCGGAGCGGAGGCATGACCGACGAAGCCAAGCTCCACACGGACGCTGCTCGCGGTGTCCGGGCGAAGTCGCTCATCGAGAACGAGCTTCTGCACGAGGCTTTCGAGGTCTTGGAGCGCGATTACAGTGCCGCGCTATTCAGCACCGCGCCGCAGGATCAAACCGCGCGAGAGAAGCTGTATTTGGCGGTGAACGTGGTCCGAAAGGTCCGCGATCATATCGCCCGCGTCATTGCAAACGGCAAGCTGGCTGAGAAGCAGTTACAGGAAATCGCAACCGAAGCCGAGCGCAAGAAGCGGTTCGGCATCATCTAACAGAAGGACCATTTTATGACCGACGCAACCAGCGCCCCTGGTAGCGACAGCGCAGCCGCGTCTGTCGAAGCCACCCCGGCGGCTACCGCACCGGAATCATTCAGCGCAGAAGACGCCGCGAACTATCTGACGGAGCTGCGCAAGCCGAAACAACAGGCCGAGAGCGCGGAAAATCCCGCGACCGCCGCAACCAATTCTGCCGATGAGGCAGGAAAACCCGAACCTGCTGAAGAGCAGCCCATCGGTGATGAAGATCCAGAAGCTGCCGACCCGGAAGCTGAAGAGCTTCCGCCCATCGAGCCGCCGAGGTCTTGGACGAAGGACGAACAGGAACGATTCAAGAGCTACCCTCGCGAACTACAGGCCTACCTGTCGGAACGCGAACAGCAGCGGGATCGTGAACTTCGCCGGAGTCAAAACGAAGCCGCCGAGCATCGCAAGGCCATTGAGGCCGAGCTTGCGAAGGTGGATCAGGCAAGGAAGGAATACGAGGCAAAGCTTCCTGCAATCATGCAGGCGCTTCAGGATGCACAAGCTGGCGCGTTCGCGGACATCAGGACCGTGGACGATGTTCAGCGTCTCGCCGCAGAAGACCCGTTCCGATATCTCCAATGGCAGGCCCATCAGCAGAAGCTGCAGGCCGTCGCCTACGAGCAGGAGCAGGCCACCAAGCGGCAGCAGCAGGAGCAGGCGGCCAACTGGACGAAATTCCAGGCGGACGAAACTGCGAAGGCTGCGGAAATGCATCCCGAACTCGCGGACCCTGAAAAGGCAAAGCACCTTCAGGAGAAGGTCGTCGAGCTTTTCAGGGATAAGGGCTTCACCGACAACGATCTGAACAGCATGGCTGCCGGCGCGACTTATTCGCCGTTCGATCATCGATCATCGTTGGCAGTCGATCCTCGTCGATGCCTTGAAGTACCGCGAGGCGCAGAAAGCAAAGCCTGTTGCCGTTGCCAAGCCTGTCCCGCCCGTACAGCGGCCCGGTGTCGCTCCGCCTCGTGGCGCAGCGAAAACCGAAAACCTTCAAGCCCTCTCAGCAAAACTCGACCGATCCGGTTCCGTGGACGACGCCCTTGAGCTTCTCGCGGCCCGGCGGAAGGCATCATAAGGATTATTCGATATGGCTGGACTCCCCACCAACACCTTTGCCACCTATGCGGCGGTTGGCAACCGCGAAGACCTCTCCGATGTGATCTATCGCATTGACCCGACCGAAACGCCGTTCATGAGCGGTATTGCTCGCGAGACGGCCACCGCGGTCAACCACGAGTGGCAG